GCGACTGAGCCAACCTTGAGCGCCACTGTGCCTGCAGTAAGTGTCGGCGAACTTCCGCTCTGGCTGTCAATGACACGCGGCACGGCTGCGACCGGTGCTGGGCCATACCTTTGGGACTTTGACTACTCGATGACGACAGCGAACAGCCCACAGTCCTACACGCTCGTCGCAACAGACGGAATCCAGCAATACGCAGTGGACTACTGCCTTGCTGAGTCCATCACGATTGCGGCTGACCGCAGCGGACTGACGAACCTCAGCGCCAACCTGTTCGCGCAGGACGTCGCCAAGAACACTGCAACGCTTGCCGAAGCCACGCCAACCTCGCCATTCATGGCAGGGCGACTCTGGACCGCGTTCCAGCATGCTTCAACCTTCCCAGGCACGGCTGACGGAACGGCGTTCAACTATCTGTTGGACTTCTCACTGGACTTCAACGCTGGTATCACACGCCAGTCCTACCTGAACGGCACGACGACCTTCAGCACGCACAGTGAAAGCAACCCATTCACCGGCACGCTGACGATGACTGCGAGCAGCACGGCAAGCGCCGTAACGACGTGGTACGACGCGTATCGCGCAGCTACGCCGAAGGGCGTACGCCTGAGCTGGAGCAACGGCACATACAGCGCGCACATCATGTGCATGATTGTGCCAACCGAAGTTCAGGAGATGGCTGGAGCCGAAGATGGTCTTACCACCATGTCTGTGACTGGCACACTCGTCTACGACACGACTTCAGCGAAGAGCCTTCGCATCGTAGTGAACAGCGACTTGGCGGCGTTGCCGTAAGTTCTAGTTAGTAGGAGGAGGCAGCATGAGCCAGAGCAAGCCACAGTTCCGTGTCGTAGACGTCACCCTTGCCACGCCATTCGATGGCTGGACGGTGACCATGAAGGCAGAGGGCGTTCCTGCTCGTGTCTTTATCGAGCTACAGAGCGGCAATGTCGAACGTGCCATGAACGCGTTCGCCGCGCTCGTGGTGAAGCACAACTTTCTAGATGACGCTGGCGAACCTGCAGCGAACGTCCTTGATGCACCGATGGATGCCATCACGGATGCCATCACACGCTGGAGCGAAGCGGTAGCAGCACTCCCCCCTCGATAAGACTCGACGCCCAGCGGCTGGCGGCGGGTCGTACACTAGCGCCGCATCCGCTGGTCGCAGCACATCTCATCGGCAAAGAGTTCCACATCCCACCGCATGAGGTTCTGGAGTGGGAGGCAGAATACTTCGCTCGTACACTTGCGCTGATGTCCGACCTTCAGCCTAAGGAGAAGCATGGCCGCTAACTCGCTTGACCGACTGACCATCTCCTTCAATGTGGATTCCAACTACGAGGCGCTGCGTCTCGGCTTCCTTCAGGGCGCAAATCCAGCCGCCTACAAGCGCCTGCTCAGCATTGCCACGCTGAACGCTGCGCGCACGATGGTGAACCCAATGCGCGCCGAGGCTCCAGTTGGCAAGACCACCAAGAACCCAGGGCGACTCCGTAAGTCCGTCACGGCGCGCCGCGCACGGTTCAATACGCCTGCGGCTGTCGTTGGTCCGAGGGCTGGACGCAACCGCGCTGGTGCAAATGGTGGAGCGTGGTATCGCTGGTTCGTCACCTCTGGGATTAGCGGGATTCGCCAGACTAAGAACGGACCGAAGGCAGTGAAGGCAGTTCCAGCCAATCCGTTCGTAACGCGCGTCTCTAAGAACGAAGGACGACAGAAGACTGCGATGGAAGCGATGGCGAAGACGGTAGAATCATTCTTCAACAACGGTGCGTTCCGCGCAACCATCATGAAGTTCAAAAGAAGGTGACATATGGCATTCGGGTCTGACCGCTCAGCGAACTTTGTCATCGCGGCGAAAGATGCCGCAACGCAGCCGCTTGGCAACATCGGGCGCGCGATGGGCAAGCTCAAGAGCGCAGCAGGGACTGCGTTCAAGGCGATTGCTGCCGGTGCCGTTGCTGCTGCCGCCGCTATTGCTGCCTTCACCCTCGATGCAATCAAGGGGGCAATGGAGGACGAGAAGGCCACGATACGGCTCAATGCCGCGCTCAAGGCACGAGGACAGGACCTAGACACGCTCGGTCCGAAGATTGACGAACAAATCAAGGCGATGGCTCGCCTCGGCTTTACGGACGACCAGGTGCGTGCTGGGCTAGAGACTGGCTCACGATTCTTCAAGAATCAGAAGAACCTCCTCGCCGCTAACGCAACAGCGGCGAACATTGCCGCGGCAACTGGCAAGGACCTCGCCGATGTCCAGATGACGCTCGGTCGCGCAGCTCAGGGAAGCATGCGTGGACTCAATGCGCTTGGCATTGAGGTCGAGAAGGGCGCAAAGATTCAGGACATTCTCACAGCAGCCAACGCAAAGTATGCCGGCGTTGCAGAGCAAGTAGCAAATAGCACGAGCGGCAAGTTCGCCGCAGCACAGATTACGCTCAACGAGCAGATTGAGGCGTTCGGCTACAAGTTCCTTCCAGCGGTCAATGACGCGTTGTCGTTCCTAACCAACACGCTACTCCCGATGGTGACGCCATTACTGGACACACTTGCAGGCGTCATCTTCAACGTGGCTGGAACATTCGGCGACGTTGCTACCTCAGTCGGCAATGTGGTTGGCCCGATAATCAAGGACCTGCAGCCAGCCTTTGACACGCTCATCAGTTCTGTCGGAGGCTTCGTCGGCTCTGTTGGTGACCTCATCGCTGTCCTCTGGGGAGATGGCGACGGCGCACTCGGTGGCGCCTTCAAGTTGCTCGGCGGAGCAATCAAGGCTGCATTCGAGTTGGCTGCTCCATTCTTTGATGCGCTCAAGTGGCTCGTGGATAACATCACCAACGTCATTGACGCAATCCAGAAGGTTGCTGGAGCACAGACTGTTGAGAAGGGTGCAGCGGCTGCGAGTGCAAGCACGGTCTTCGGTCTTGGCACTACGGTCGGTGGAGGTGGAACAACTCCTTCGGGGTACGCGAGCGGCTATGGTGCGATGGTTCCAATCGCGCTGACTATCGGGACGAAGACGCAAGACACTCTGTCAATGCAATATGCGAACGATGCAAGGAGAGCCACTAAGCCTCGCACTGGAGGACGCTAAATGGCAACCGCTCCATTCCAGCTCTGGATGGATGTCGCGCCAGTCGCGTCGGTCATCGCCGTCGGTGGCACGGCGACCGTCACGACGCAATCTTCACACGGCATCACGGTAGGAGCCTACGTTCAGATTGCTGGGCTGACGGCCGCAGGGACAACTATGAACGGCGTCGCTCAGGTCGCCACGACGCCGAGCGGCACGACCTTCACCTATGTGCTTGGTGGCGCCTCCGGCACAGCTACGACGACCGCTGGCGTCATCTCCTACGACCTCATGAACCCGCCTATCAACTACGCCTCTGGAACGGCGCGCCAGAACGCAATGGTCGTAGACCTTGAGTCGCTGAATCTCAGCGCCAACGGCGACGGCTCTGGCTCCTCAATGGGCTTCAGCATCTTGCAGGAGCAGACACCATCCGTCGGTCCGTGGTTCAACCTCATCCCAGACAACACGCGCTTCAGGCTCTGTCAGACAGATACCGGCTCAACGCCAGGCACAGCTGACATTCGATTCCTCGGCTACCTACAGGGACTCAATGCAGCAATGAACGGGTCTGGACAGGGCAGTACGACACAGGTGACGGCCAGCGACGTGACGACCGTACTCGACAACCTCGGCGTCTTCGGCAAGCCGATTACGCCAGTTCGTATCTATTCTGCGGTGCGCGCGAGCAACGTTGTGACGGTCACAACTATCAAGGACTCTGGCTATCTGGTTGGGCAGCAGATTCGCATGTCTGGCTGCGGTGGCGGTGGCACCGTCTCATTCAACGGCATCTTCACAATCACTTCAGTTGGGACTGTCACAGCAGGAACGCAGACTAGATACAAGTTCACATACGCGCAGACTGGGCCAAACGCAACAATGGGAGACAAGCTTGGTGGCGGGTACCTATCCGTATCGGCTGCACGCATCGGTTCTGCAAATGACAGGTTCAGGCTGACTGGAACTGGTAATAGTCAACTCAACGTTGAGAGCGGGGCGTCGGTTGGCGTGTTCAATATCAGCTTAGTTCCAGGCTCTGGCTGGAGCAGCGTTGGGCTTGCATCTTCGTATATCAACAACGACTTCTCTGGAGACCAGGTGGTCAATGTCG